TGGTTTCAACCTACCAATAAAAATACGATATGTAATAATATTTTCATGATAAAATATAGTTATTTGACACATGTCATCATCAATAAATTGTTTTTTTCTATCTTCGATATCAAATAAGTTGGGGAAATTATAATCGTAATCAAATTTGTTACTAAAAATTCTTGTCACTTTTGTCAATCGAATTGTTATATATTCTAGTAACTTATACCTAAAATCATCTTTTGGTATTACCGAAACTATTTGCCCTCTTCTTATTTTGAAATGATTGTCAAACGATAATATATGTTTTTTTATATCATCTGGTAAATTAGAAAAAATAGAAACCATTGTATAGAATAAATAATAAACTATTTTTATTATTTATTTCGAAATATATTAGATGTCCAAACTAACAGTATTATTTGACGATTTTTGACGACGCTTACTGCGTTTTGGCATATTACCATCAGTTTGCCCTTGTAATTCTTTCAAATCTTCTATACTAATTGTACTGTTACTATTTGTATTTGCGCTATTTGCGCTCATTGGTTGTCTATTAGGTTCTTGAATATTAATTGTTTTTGTTTTTAAACCTGACAAAATATCAGACAAATCACTTGGACCATTCATTTCTGGTCTAGCTGGTCGTCTAGTCTTTTCATTAACAATAAAATCGGCTCGTTGTGTATTTTCTCTCAAATTAATACCATCGTCTACAAAATTACTGCGACCCATATTTGAATTTACATTTTGTTGTGACGCGTAACTGTTGTTACCTGGTCTACTCATTGGTGTCGGTACAGCATTCGGGCCTTGTGTAGCCATTGGTGGTGGAGGTCCATTTCCATCAGGATTCATAACTCCTGACATAAAACCAGAAAAACCTGGGTTATTTTGTGCCATAGAATTTACAGCAGCATTTTGAAATTGACGCATCAATTCAGGGTTCTGACGTAAAATATCATCCATGCCTGGCATAGAACTCTTAAACATTGTATTAGTTAAATGAACCATCATAGCACTACCACCTAATTGAAATAATAATTTTAATTCAGGTGCCATAGATGCTCTTGATTTATATTTTTCATACAATTCAGAAAAAATATCATCATAATCGCCGATATTTTCATTGACTTGTTCACTCCAACCATCTAATTTCACATCAAATGGGTCAAACCGATTATTCAAAAATTCAATACCATTTATAGCAGCCATTAACATGTTTCCTTGAAATTTAACAGAGTTCGATTTATTCTTTTCTTCTACAATTGTCTCATATTCGCCCATCATTTCACTCAAGGATGAATCCATATTGTATTTTTTGGAAAGTTCTACACCTTTCTTTTCTAAAGCCTCCAATTTTCTTAGATATTTAAATTTTTCCCGTAATAATTCTTCTCTTGTAAGCTGTGGACCTGTGGATGCTGTCGCATATTTATCAGGATTCATCGGTATATTGTTAAATTTACCATAACCATCCCAAGTTTTATTGTCATTTAAATTTGAATCCAAGTTTTCAAACGATGACGCCGCTATACCTATACTCGGATCATCATCAAAACGAACGTTATGTTTTGAATTATCTAAATCTATATTGTCGAAATTACTACCACTGTTATTAAATAAATCTGATTTGGGATTAAATTTATCACTTGGTGTATTTTGAGATAATTCATTCAATTCATTTTCTAAATTATTCAAATCATCTAAATCGATGTCACTGTTACCAGATGGTTTTAAATCTTTTATTTTATCATTCATCAAAAGCTCTAAACCACCTCCAAAATTATTATTTGAATTTGTTCTTGACGACGATGGCCTAAAATTATCATCATTAAAATCCAACTCCGAGATTTCAATCATATCGTTCATTATTGATTAAATAAGAACATTTATTTTTAAGTAATACGAATAACAATATATTTTATTTCTTCGTTTACAAAAAAAAATGAAACTAAAATTCTAGAAAAAAGGAAAAGTATTTAAATTATTGAATAACAAACTATATATAAAATAGCAACAACAATGACAACAACAATAGCATCCACTCCAAAAACAAATGAATCTACCAAAAAAGGTCATTGGTTTACAGAATATCAACAAAATCTTATACAAGAAATTAAAATACGAGATAAAACTGAAAAAAAAGAACTAAAACAAGAAAAACGTGCGCTAAAATTATTACAAAGACTTCCAGATGATATCGTACGATATTGTTTCGAATTTCTTGATGAAAAAGTAAAAATAGAAAATAATCTCACAAAAATTAGGTATTTATACCAAAAATATGTAGGAGATATGGACAGACTGTCATCAAGTAATTACGAAGCTTATCCTATTTACAAATTATTACGAAGGTTACCCCGATATGTTTTAGTTAAATTTATAAAATCTGGGTCACCTGCTAAATATTATAATAAAATTTTCAACAATACATTGTTTAACAACTACAAAGTAAACCAGTCTTTGTATAAAACATTACTAGAACGTTATGATGGTTATAAAAACTTAACTGTTGGTGTCTGCGCGTGGGAAATAACAAAACTTATTCGATTTTCAATCAAAGAAATATTGATAGATGGAGAAGAATTACGAGAAAGAGACTGTAAAAAATTCAAAGAATATGATTTATATTTCAAGAAGTATGAAAAATATTCTGAAAGATTGATCAACAGTATTCTTTACTTACATAATAAATATAATTAAACCATCGAAGATTTGAAGATTAGCTAAATAATTATCCGACTACAAATTTTGTTTATTGATAAACCACATCCCCTGTAAAAAAGAATCAGACAAATCGTCTTTTTTCTTATGAATATTAAAATATTCAATTTGATTATTAAAACGGAAATCTGATGTTAAAATTTCTAAACATTTTTGTATTCCTTGTTTTTTTCTTGACTTGTAATCATTTGAATTTTGGGGTTTGTTGTCTTGTTTGTTGTCTTGACACTTCAATTTATTAATAGATGAAATAAATTCAATGTGTTGCGTATTGTTCATAATAAAATACTGCGCAATCATACCCTGGATCGTTTTCATACGATTTGCTATAGGACTAATCTGGTTTTCAATTAAAACGTAATCTATTTTTTCTTCTACGGGGAAAACATTGTTGAATTTATTTTTAATATTTTTACCGATAGTAATCAAATCAATTTGAGACGCATTCGTAGTTTCAATTTCTTTAAAACATTTTTTTGAAATATATTCGTTTATTTTAAATAGCAGATCATTTTTTTTACAGGGTTTTTCATAGTGAATACCATATTTATCTGCTATATCAATTAATATTTGAATTTTCTGTTTATTAATGAAACTTGCTTTCAGTTCTCGGTTTGGCAATTGAAAATCTTGTTTCTTGGAATGTTTTAAACAAAAACATTTGTCATTTGCGGCGTACTTAGCAGGTTTATTACAAATATTGTTATTTTTTTCCACGAAGTGGCATTTTGCGATTTCATCTTCTTGAGATAAATTGATGATATCCCATTTCTGTATGCTAAAATGAGAATCTTCTGTATTTTTTTCAAAAAGACAAAATGCTAGATTTTTTATACCAACGTCTATAGAAAGAATACGCATATACATTATACATAAAGAATAAATATTCTTTATATATTTGATTTGTTTCATTAGTTTCATTAGTTTGATTAGTTAGTTTTGAGCATGATAATTAACAGGATTGACCACTGGAGCTACAAGTCTAGAATTCAATTGTTCTCTAGATAAATATGGGTTTTTTAAATCACTTGTACTATAACCATACCCTGGTGTCTGTGTATCATAAATATTTTTAAACGTATAAGGAACGTTGCTGGATGGTGTGCGATTTGTTTTAGTGTGAGGATCTAAACCTAAATCATAACAAGCTTCCATTGTATTGTAATTCATAATTTGTAATCCATGTTTTTGTAAATATTGACGATATGACCAATTTGAATGGATTTTTTCTTGCTGTTGTATACGCTGATTTACAACAGCATCAGGTTGCCATGAAGCATAATTACGTCCATCTGCCATAATTGGAGGAAAATTAAAATGAGTATTATTTGAACCGGAATAACAAACTGCCCAGGACATTTATTTAATATATATATAATTTATAAATAAAAAATATTTTCTATTACTCAACCTGTAATAATTTTAATAATTCTTGCTTTTTCATTTTTGATGAATCAGTTACAATGCCTTTGTCTAAAACAATAGTTCTTAGTTGATTCAATGATAACTTTTTATAATCAATTACTTCTACACTTTTGGTTCCTTCTAAATTAAAAGATAAATTAATATTTTTAATATCATCTACATTGACATTTTGTATTGTTTGTTTGAATTCTTCGTTATTATTATCGACGTCACTACTAACAATATCATTATTGTCGTCAGTGTTGTCGTCGTCGTTGTTGTCGTCGTCGTTGTCGTCGTCGTCGTTGACGTCGTCGTTGTCGTCGTTGTCGTCGTCGTTGTCGTCGTCGTTGTCGTCCTCGTTGTCGTCGTCGTCGTCGTCGAAATCCTCTGCGTCGATATCATTTAATTCATTTACATCTTCAAAATTAATATTATTAAATTTTAATATCTTAATATCAGTTTCGTCGTTATCGTCGTGTTTGGCATCTTCGTCATCTTCATCGTCATCTTCATCGTCATCTTC